GTCGAACTACTTGTCGAAGGTCGAGGACTTCTCCGGCAGCGAGACCTCGACGTGCAACGCCTGCTCGACCAAGTGACCTTGGACCGGCAGGCGTGCAGCAATGCAGTCACCGACGAAGGGCCCTCACCCAGTCATTGATTTCAGCATGGAGGTCTTCCGCGCTGCGGCTGATGTCGATGCCCTCTGCGTCGCGTTGTCGAAAGCCCCGTGGAAACAGACCGGTGGTCGGAAGACCAAGGGCGCAACCGGCGACGAGCCCGGCCAGGTCGACACCGGTCTGGCCTCCACTGCGCACCGTGCGTAAGTCGGCGGTGTGGTGTACGAGCTTCAGTACGTCATACACCCACTGGTTGATGCGAGCCTGCGTCCATCTGTACTGGACGAGGGTGTAAAGGCCGTTGCCGGCGATGTTCACACTTTGCAAGGGTCGAACCCCCTTGGCCCGCAAAACACATGCGGCTGACTCTGCCGGATCTCCACCCCCCCGAGAGCCGTAGACGCACAAGACGGCTTGCGGCGCTGCGGGCGGTGAGCTTTTCACCCGCAGTCGTGAAATCGCAGGCAAAGGCCAGGGTCAGGTCGGCCGATGTGGCGTTGGCGAACGTCCGCCCCACGTACCCGGAGGATGAGTGCTCCAGTAAAGTTAGGGCCATAGCTCAAGCCTCCGAGTGGTAGATCGGCAGGGAGTACCGACCCGCCGCGTGCAGCAGATGGTCGTTTTGGCCGACGAGAATCAGGGCGTCTGCTGCCAGCACCAGGCGCCAGTGGTTCTGCAGCTCGCCCGCGCTGTCGCCGACCAAGGGGCAGACAGGAATGGTTTCGACGGGCAGGACGGTCGCCGGTGGCTTCCGCGTCCCATCGGTAACAAACGCTGTCGGGTCGATGCCGGAGAACAGCGACGCATCGGCCAGGTGTGCCTCGGTTACGGGGCCGTAGAGAATGGTCTTCACGATGCCGGTCCTTTCTGCTGCGCCTGGGCGCGCAACGGCGATTTGCGCTCGTAGAGCACGGCGTGGCGATTTGCCGACCACTCATCGACCTTGCCTTCCATGTCGTCGGGCGAAGCGAACCAGCGCGCGGGCTTCAGCCACTGCACGACGTTGATTGGCCTGTAGTTGCCGTCGCGCCAGCCGTTGTAGCCGGCGAGCACCACGCCGCTGGTGATGTCGCCGTTTTTGAGGCGCACGGCCTGCCAGACGCCGGTGAGCGGCCAGATCTTCTGGGCGAACCATTGATCCTGGTCCACCCACCAGCCGCGCTCGGTCTCGTTGCGCACGGTGACTTCGATAGGTTCCTGCATGTCAGCTCTCCTTGTGCGCTGCGGGGCGCTGTGGCCAGGAGCCCCAGCCCCAGGCCTGTTTGTCTTCGGTGGGGTGCTTGTCGGTGCGTGGCCGGCTGGGGCAGTCCCAACTGCGGCCGTGCACGGTCCAGAGCAGCGTCCAGTTGCTGGCGCGCAGACTGGCGCCCGACTCGCTGGAAAGGATGTAGGTCAAGCCGCGTCGATAGCCCTTGGCCTCAGCCGCGCGCCGGGTGGCCGCGTACAGCAGGCTGCAGGCATTGGCCGCGCCGTCGGTGCACAAGCGCGTGACCTCGACCGTGAGGCCGTCATCGAGCGCGCGGGCCACGGGCCGGCCCACGACAGCCACGCCTACAAGACGGCCGGCGTCGTCGTGCACGGCTTGGCGCCAGAGGGCGCCCACGGGCGCACCGTGGTGCCGGTGGTGCTCGCGGATGAAGGCATCAGCTTCGGCCCGGGTGATCGGTCGCAACTGCAGCATGGCTCACTCCCCCTTGGCTGCTGCCTGGGCTGCGAGGCGGGCGGCAGCGCGAACAACGGCGCGGCGTGCAGCGGTGCAGGGGTCATCGCCACACTCTTCGGTGCACCAGAAACGGTCTTGTCGTCCTGCGTGCGCCTTTCCGTTGAACACTCGGATTTCGAGCCAGAGGGCCACTGCCAAGCGAAAGGCGTCGCCATCGTCGTGCAGTGGGTTCCATGCGCGCATCGGGTAAGCGGCACTCCAGAGGCACCTCTTGCCAGAGGTCTCGGCCCAGAACCATGCGATGGACTCTTCTGGCCACGTCTCGCCATCGGCAAAGACGCGCATACCCATGGCGCGCGCCTCTGCTTCACCGGCCAGGACGCGCATCCCAATAGCCCGTGCCGCTGCTTCGACCAGTTCGCGTTCGTGGGTCATATTGAATTCCCTCCATTGGCCAGTGCTGCGGAGCGATCCATCCGCTCCATCTCAGCCAGGCCCAGCGCGCAGGCCTTCTCCAGGTAGCGGCGCTGGCTGCCGGGCTTGAGCCATTCCTGCCGCCAGGGCCAGAACGCCCGTGCCTCGTCCTCTCGACCTCCGGCCGCCAGGATCAGGTACGAGATGGCTGCGCCTGCCAGCTGGCCGCCGACATACTGGTCATCCCGTTCGGGGCTGAAGCCTTCGGCGTTGACCTGCCGGCGGCGCTCAGCAAGCACATCGCGCGCGGCTTGGCTCAGCGTCCTGTAGTGCTCGGCGTCCAGCGCATCGCCGTGTGCCCAGTCGCTGATGAGATCCTCGAATGACTCGTCCACTGCAGGCGCAGCAGGTGCTGCCGCAAGCGTCGGAGGGCGCTCGATCAGCACATTGCGCACGGCCGGCAGAAGGCTGCCGAACGACCGAATGGCGGCTTCGAGGCGGGCAGTGAACTCGCCGGGCGACTCCAAGAAAGGCCAGCGTTTTGCCGTCTTTGCCGGCGGCCAGGTGCAGGGCGCATTGCCACGGCGCGAGCCCTTCGTGGCTCCACATTCGGCGCATGTCTCTCCGCCATAGCTCGCGTTGTCGCGCCAATCGTGGGCCTTGCCAGCAGCCTCGGTAGCCTCGGCGGGCGCAGCAGGTGCCTGGGGCGCTGCCTCGGCTGCCCGCAGCGGCGATTCCTGCAGGCCATTGCGCTTCAGGTAGTTCAGCGCATGGCCCGCGAGATCGTTGTCAGGTGCGGCCGCGCTCAGAGCCTGGGCGAGGTTCTCCACGAGCGCGACCAGGTCGTCCGTATATGCCGCAGGTGGCGGTGTAATGGTTGCCAGCATGCGGCTCCACATCTCCTTGCGCGCCCATTCCTCCTGAATGCTCACGCTGCCCGCGCCAGACCACCGTCCTGCGTCGAGCATCTGCTGCGTTGGCTCAATCGGCACCAGCGCGAAGCCGGCCGGCACGGCCGGGGCTGCAGGCGCTTCCTGCGCTGGAGTCTGGGGCGCTGCTGCCAGCATGCGGTCTATCTCTTCATCCGCTTCGAGCGCCCGCGTGAGCAGCTCGCTGTCGTCGTAGGTCTTGCCGATGGCGTGGAGCGCGCGCCGGGCACGGTGCAGCGCTTGTACCTGCGCAGAGGTAGCCGGGGCTGCAGGCGCATCAAGGGCGGGCGCGGCGGCGCGGGCCATCCATGCGGCCCGCGCGAACTCCCACATGCCCTGATATGGCGTTCCCTGCTGGCATTGGAACCACTTCGTGAAAGCGACCTCCTCATTGCCAGCAGGGGCCAGGCACTGGCGTGCCATGTGTTCCAGCGTTGTGGCCGTGGCCATGTGCTCGTTGTAGGCGTCCAGGGCTTCGAGCTCGTTGCCCCAGTCGCCGCCGAGGGTGTGGGCGTTCTTGAGTTCGTCCGCCGCTACGCGCAGCAGGCGCGCGGCTGTCGTGATTGCTGTCATGAGGCTTCCTTGGTGATGCGCCACCAGGTGGCAGTGGTTTGGATGACTTGGCCTGCGCGCTGCAGCAGCAGCGGGCACTGGGATGGGGTCGGGGTCATGGGGCGGTCAGAGCTGGGCGGCCAATGCGCTGATCACGTCGCGGGCGACGGGCGGGCACACGGCGTTGCCGAGCAGGTGGATGGCTTGGTGGGTCTGCGCTGGCAACTGGTAGTCCTTGGGGAAGCCCATGGCCGCGCAGTTTTCTGGGACGGTCAGCATGCGCATGCGGTCACCGTTGATCAGGGCCCAGCGGGCCTTTGTCGTCACGGTGCCAATGGGGCGGTGCAGGCTGCGACCAGTGGTGCCAGAGCCGCTGCCGTAGTAGGGCGCCAGGAAACGATCGCCGTGTGCGGCACGGCCAGCGGCCACGCGTGCCAGCGTCGCGCAGGAACGGCCTGGCTTGTGGATCGGGCTCCATCTCCCTGCCTCGAAGTCAAGGAAGCTGCTGGCCGGCATGTGCTCGCGCTTCGGCAGATCCAGCACTAGGGGCGCGCGGCTGCGCGTGGCCACGATGAACATGCGTACGCGGTGCTGGGGCACGCCGTGGTCGGCGGCATCCACGATGTGTGGCGACAGCATGTAGCCCAGCGCCTCCATGGCCATGCGCCAAGCGGGGTACAGGGCCCATTCCAGGAACTCGGGCACGTTCTCCGCAACCACGACGCGCGGGCGGTGGAACTCAGCGGCGCTGACAACGGCCCAGGCGGTGCTGCGGCTGGCATCGTGTTGAGGATTGCCGCTGGCTTTTCCCCGGGCTTTGCTGTGTCCCTGGCAGCAGGGAGAGGCGAGCAGCAGGTCGTGCGCGGGGACGCGGCTCCAGTCAGCCTGGTGCAGGTCTTGGCACAAGTGCTGCGCGTCGGGGTGGTTCGCGGCGTGGTACTGGACTGCCAGGGGCCAGTGGTTGGCAGCCCAGATGACGGGCACACCGGCCAGCGCGGCGCCAGTGCTGAATCCGCCAGCTCCGGCAAAAAGATCAACAGCTCTCATGGCTGCACGCCCAATACCTTGCGGATGTCGGAGACCAACCACTGCAGGCGGCCGGCGACGCGGCGCGGCGCGATGGGTCCACTGTTTTTGCAGGCCCAAATCCGCAAGGTCTGGGGCGAACGGTCCAGGTAGTGGGCGGCCGTGGCTGTGTCCACGGTGGGCACCGCCAGGGTTTCGAGGGCGGGCGGCTGTTGGCCGAAGCGGTTCATGCGATATCTCCGATCAATGG